AACGAGCCGTGCGGTGAGGTACGCGGCACCGCCGGTGGTGAGATCAACGAGTGCGCCGGTCGCGTTCGCAACAACAATCGCGGTGCTTTTTCCTTTCGGAACGGGCAGGTTGATGCTCGCGTAGGTGTTCCATCCGGGGCTGAGACCGAAGTATCGGACGGTGGTGGTGTCCGCGTCCAGGAGCGGCTGTTTCGCGGTAGCGCGGGCGCGTTGGGTTCCGGTGGCCGCTTCGGTGTTATTGACGCGTCTGGATAGCGCGGCCATGGGTTCGATGACTGCGGCGTATTCGGTGAGGTGTGGTTTCGGGTCAGCCATTCTCATACACCTGCCCCAGGGTGATGGTGACCCACTGGCCGGTTTCGTCGCCGGAAAGCGCAACAATGCGGCGGGTGTAGTCGCCGTCTGGGATGTAGGGGGAACCTTCGACGTGGATGCAGGCGAGGTCACCGACGGCGTATTCCGTGAGGTGTGGGGCCATGTCGGCTCGGGCTTGGAATGACCAAAACTGTGCTGGCAGGTATGCGGTGCGTAAGGCTTCTTTCGCGTAACCGTCCAGGGTTGCCTGTACTGTCACGTCCGAGTGGGACGAGTCCACGGTTTCCAGCAGCGGATACCGGGCGTCGCGAAGACGTGTGGATGAGGCGTATGAGACGAGCACGGTGTCGTTGGAGCGGCCGCCGGTAGCCCACGCAACATCGGCCATTGCTGCCGTGTTGGTGTGGACGCTGAGGCTGCTACCGGCGGTGTCTTCCGCACCAAGGTCCCACCGGTGTGTTGTGGGCGACTGCAACCGGGGCGTGTCCTCGGTCCCGGTTTCTAGCACCCATTCGAAATGGGTGGGGCTTTTTTGACGAAGTTGGAAGCGAATATCTGGCCCGTTTTTACTTTCCGTCAACTGGGACAGCACCGTTCCTACTGCTTTGCAATCGACAGCAGGATACGTTCTTTTGCGTTTCCCCACCCGGTCAGGCTGGTAGATGATCGGAAGATTCGCTCCCGGCCATGCGCACGCTTGTTGAACAACCTTTTTCGCAATTGTTCCAAAATCCAGCCCTGACAGGTTCATGTCGAGGCTTTCGTTGGGAAGCCCGGTCGCCGGGTCCACCAGCGGGGTTCGTGCCGCCGCGGGCGGGAGCACGAACCGGTGGTCGAAGTACGCCCACAAGCCGACCGCTTTCACCTGAAGATCGAAACTGTTCCCGTCAAACATGCCGGTGAGGATCGGCCCGCCGAAGAGACGACCGTGCTCCCCAACCGCGAGTGACGATTTCCATGGTGCGGCGAGGTTTCGCCAGTCCATGCCTGCTAAGTCCGGGTCTGTTAGTGGGATGACCACGTCAAGCTGTTCGGCTTCATTACAGCGAACCGACCAGGCACCTGTTTTGGGGAAGAATTCTTGGAGGATTCTGCCGGTGAGGGTATCGAAAATAAACCATGTTGTCATGGCTTACCACCATCCTGATTCCATGCTGCCTCGCAGGCGGGCGGTGCCTGTGGGGTGTGTGCCGTTGAATTGCACAACAGATGTTGCACCGGGGCTGACATCCCACCATTGGGGTGAGGAGAGGAACCCGGTTATGTCTGATTGGCCGTCGATCACTGCACGGCGGGTTCGCAAGTTCAGTGCCACGGTTGAGCCGGGCGGGACTGGTCGGTGTGATGCTAACCGGCGTCCTGACATGATTTCGATTAGCTCGAACGATCCCAAGCCGCCAACAATGTGAAGGATTGGGGCGACGGGGGCGGTGCCAAGGTTGACCATTTCGATTCGGCCGGGGTTTCCTGGTGGACCGAAATCGGTTGGGAAAACTGTGGGAAAGGTGAGCCCTCCCCCAGCGGTTGGTAAACCGGTTTCTGTGACAACCGGGTCGCTGTAACGGCGTGGGTCGCGTGCTAAACAGTCCAGGTTGAAGGTGAGGGTATCGCGTCCGTGTGAGTCGGGAACTTTCGTTGTCTCAACGGACACCATTCGTGATGTTGTTCGCACCGCATCGATCACTGTCATTCGCACCGGACCGGTCGCACCAACAGCAGCAATATGTTCTTGCGCTTTAACAAGGTTGGTGTGTGATTGGCCGATGAACAGTGCGGTGAACGATATTGCTGCCGAGGACCGCCATGACACGTCAGCGCCGAACGCACCGTGGCCTTGGACCCGTTCGGTTACCGGCATTTTGTTATCTGGCAGCGTGTACCAATCGACGAGGCCGTTGAACGACCAGCCTGACGTTGCACAGTCCGGGAACACCATCGTGCCGAGAATGATCGTGGTCATAACGCCATCGCCGCTAACTGTTCCCTCACACCACGCCCGAGCTGGCGTCCGATAAGACGCGGGTCAGCGTCACTGTTCACGCTCACGTGAACGTTGAGATGGATGGTGTTACCACCACCACCGCCCGCTTTCATGTTTTTCAGGAAGCCGGGCGTGAGAGGAACAACAGCCTCGTCGTAACGGCCCTCACCTGCGTTCACGACAATTCCGCCGGGACGTTTCTTCACAATGCCGCCGTGTTCCAGACGCGGCATCTTCCCTAACTGAATATCAATCGCACCGCCGGTGATCGTTTTCACACCCGACGCAATGTCGTTAATGCCACCGATCACACCATTGACCGCATCAATGATGCTGTTAATGACGCCTTTCACAAACGACACAACACCCTCGAACGCACCCCGAACAATGTCGCCCAGACTGTTGAACACGGCACCGAATACTGCGCCAACAATTTTGATCACGTCAACAATGCCATTCCAGGTATCACTAAAGAACTTCGTGATACCGGACCACAGGCCGTCCCACCATTGACCAATCAGACCGCCGATGATTTTCATTCCGAGAAGCAAATTGTTGAACGCGTCAGTGATGAAACCAACGAAACCGTTCCACATATTGGAGATGAAGCCGGTGAAACCGGTCCACACGTCGGTGATCCAGGAAGCAAACCCGGTCATGACATTGGTGAACCAACCAACGAAACCGTTCCACGTAGTAGTAAGGAACGTGACGATGGTGTCCCAGTTCGTGGCAAGGAGAACAACAACCGCGATCAGTGCCCCTATTGCCAGGATCACTAACCCGACCGGGTTCGCGTTCATCGCAACGTTCAAAAACCATTGCGCGACAGTTAAAACGCCCTGAGCAACAGCGGTTGCCAACGTCGCGATCTTCACCCCGACCTGCGCCGCCTTGTGCGCGATCCACGCCCACGTCGCAGCCGCGACCTTCGCAATGACCGTCCCCAAGGAAACAACCAAGTCCTTGGCGTATAAAGCATTCAACGCAATCGTTTCGGCTTTCGATTTGAGCATCGCCGCCGTGTTCTGCCCCCACGCAACCGTCAGAGCTTTCAAACCGGCCAATGTTGTCCCGAAAGCAATACCAGCCATCACGCCTTTGTATAAAAGCCACGCAGCCACAGCCACCCCAACAGCGGTGGCGTTATCAGACAAAACAGTCAAGAACGGTGTCAGCACGTCCAACACGGACGTGAGGATTGGTGCGAGTGTTGAAATGACCACACCGAGAACAGGCCCCAATACGGCAGCCAGTTCGCCCGCGAACGTTCCCACCTTTCCCAAAGCCGACGCAAGATCAGGTAAAGCCGGGCCAAGAGCTTGGAGGCCTTGTTGGATACCGGCGAAAAAATTGGTCAGCCCTGTCGCGAACACAGGTTCAGACAACGCAGACGCGATCTGACCAAGCAGTTGCCCAACAACCTGACCGGACAAAGACAAAACATTTGAGAGAACAGGCGCCAACACGGTCAACATGCGCCCGATAGGACCCAACGCTGATGCCAGCCCGCTGGTACCAGCAGCAGCACCTTCGAACAGGGTCGTCAACGTTGACTGGAACGGTTCCCTGTTAACAATTCCTGCGACCTTCGAAAGAGTCGCCGCGAGCGTTTCAAGACCCCCACCACCGGCAGCGACCGCCGCACGGAACACCCCAGAGAAGATGCTTGCCGTGGAGGCGATAGCGGAACCGAGTTGTTGCGCCGCGATGACAGCGGAATCGATCCAACCGTGGAGGCGACCGTCGGCGGCAGCATCACCAATCCACGTGTTGAACGCAGCCCCAATATCGACGAACCATTGAGCGAGCGCGGGAAGATACCCGGTGCCGACCAGGCCAAGCGTGACAATGGTTTGCGCGAACGCGTCCGTCCCGGCCCGTGCGATATCAATGGACGCGGCAAGGTGGTCGAACATGGTTTCAAGTGCGCCGCCGCTGAATGCTTGACCGAAGGACGACACAACCGATGACGCCCACAATCCGAGAGAGGTTGAGGTGCGAGCAAGCCCGGATTGAAGTTGCGGAAGAACCGCGTGAACGAAATTGAGGATCGGTTGTTGTGCTTGTGCCCAAAAGTTTTCACTTATTTGCTTTCGCAGCCCCGACCAGACCGGGCCGAGCGTGACAAGTTGCTTCTTCGCGTCTGCTAACGCAATAGCAAGAACAGTGACACCGACAGCAGCACCGCCGAGCACACCAGGAAGCGCAAGACCAGCTGCCGCTATGGACAGCAGTCCTGCCCCAACGGTGCTCAAACCGCCAACTGTGGAGAGAGCGGCAGCCCCGATAGCGGAAACCCCTAACGCGACCGCGGCAAGTTTCGGCAACGACCGGTCAAGGTTTTTAAGCTTGGTGCCCAATTTTTTGACCATGTCACCGGCGACGCGCGCGCCGGACAGCGAGGCGATCAGTGTTCCTGCTTTCACCAGGGACGCTTTCGTCACATCAACCCGGATCGGAACTTTTCGGGGCCGTTTGGACCAGGCGGTAAGTTTCGTGGACGCTGCAGCATGATCAACGTCAACGTTCAACGTGACAGCTTCGCCGTTCCACTTTTTTCGAAAATCATGTATTTTACGGACTGCAACATCCGTGTCAATGACAAGTGGAATGTTGAGCGGGGTGTCGTTCTCGATGCGGGCAAGCGCCTTGCGAAGGTCAGCTTTGAACCGGGTTGAGTCAGGCACAACCCGGATAGAAACGCGGCCAACACTTTTACCACCTGGACCCTTTGCCATCAGAGCCCCCTAACCGCCGATAATGCCCATGAAGTTGTCGATATCGAAATCCGCGATGGTCGTCTCGCGGGGTGCAGTGTTGGCTGATCGTGGTCGCGGATACAGGTCGTCCGCGGTGAGCTTCTCGCCAACAAAAAACGCAAAGAAGCTCTTGATCAGGTCGTACTGATCGGCGGCGATTATCTCGGCAACCCCGTAACCCAAGTACAGGGGGTCGCCCCACGTCGCGGCCCGGTAACGCGAGTCGGGAATAGTTTTCAGTTGCTCCGCGAGAACGAATGCGCGGCGAACCTCGATACGACCACGCCACACATCAGCGAGGTCGAGATTGTAGAACTGTTGAAAATCTGCGAGAAGGTTTTCGCCGTGCTCGTCAATTAGGTCGCGGAGCTGGGCGCTTCCCCCAACGCATCAGCGTACTCATACACCAGCGGAATAAGCCTCCCGGTCGCTTCTGCAAAGGGCAACTCTTTCATCCATGCGCGGAACGCGGTCGATTCGTTCGCGAACTGTGTTTGAAGCAGACCGGCAAGAGCGCCGATACTCTTCAGGTTTTTGGTCGTGAGTGCAACTTGGCTGCCTCGCATGGTGATCCCGGCAAAAAGCGAGATAAATTCTGCATGCTCGGAATAGTCGATGTCCATCGGGTCGCGAAGTAACTCCCACCCTTCGGGACGTTTAGGCGGTTTCACGTTCTCGGACTTTTTACGATCAGAAGGCGTTTTCGCGCCTTCAGGAATTTTAGGCATAAGGAACCTTTCATGAATGGGTGGGTGTGCGGAAAAGGTTCCGCCCGGTCGGTCCGCTACCTGAACCGGGCGGAACAGTGGTGGTTAAGCGCGCGTGTAAGGAAACGCAGCTGAGCTGCCAGCCGGGCACTTAACCGTGATCGGTGCCGAACCGGCCGAACCGGCCGGAACGATAGCGACAATGTTGTTGTCGTTGACGACCAAGAAACTTGCCGCGTCAACGGAACCGAACTTGACAGACTCCGTACCGGTCAACCCGGTACCGGTGATCGTGACCTGCGAACCGGCCGCAACCTTCGGCGGAATCGTGGCCGTGACCCGCGGCGCAGCCGCCAGCAGCCCAGTCTTGAAAACCTTCATAATGCCCGGCCTGCCATTAACACTCGGAATGATCGATTCGGGTGCGGGCAGTATCGACGCCAGAATGGGAAACTCAAGAAATTTCCCCGCATCCATCGACGGGGCATCTTCCAGATTGATCGACGTGTTCGGAAGGTAAAACCCGATCCGTCCCGTCCCATCGACACCAAGAAGAAAAATTGCTTTCTCAATACCTGTTGACGAGTTCGGAACAATATACCCGCCGTCACGTTCGTCGAACCGGCCACCGAACGAAAGATCAAGCGTGCTGGCATCAACCTGAATCAGTTTCGCGCCGAACTTCCACGCCACCGCACTGTAGATCGCTTTAACGCCATCCTCAAGCCACGAGTTCTCCATGGTCGCTTCGCCACCATCACGCTTAAACTCCGGCGCGTTATCCTTCGACGTGTGGCCGACGTTATCCCACCCGGTAGGCGGTTTACCGTTGAGAGTAAAAGCGGAAAGCGGATCGTCCGGCAGAACAGTGTTCTTCGGGCCGGTAAAAAGTGTGCCGTGCCCTGGGATGATCAGTGCATCACGGTTAACGCCCATTGTGGTACCTCCAGTAGGTCTGCGGACCCACCCCAACCGGGATGCAGGAGGATTATTAGGTTCTTACTGCTAGGGCAAAAGACCCTGAGTATTGTGTGACATTTCTGCCGTTGATGTTCGCGGACGCTAAACGCGAGAAAAGAGAAACGTCGTTCACGGAATGCACCCACCCGACACCTGGCAGCACCGCCGGAGCGCTGTCATTCCACGCCGAAACGGCGTCATAAACAGTCAGTGCACTGTCATAAGCAGGCCCGCGGCCAGCACCGAAAACGTTAATGTCGAGCACGATATGCCACAGCCCCGGACCGTTGTCCGACTGCCCGTCACCACCGATAGCGAACGTGACCAACGGCAAGTTGTCGGTGCTGTCCACATCAATTTCGCTCGTCACCGCGAACTCGGCAGGAACATCCCGGCGCAACAGAAAATAGATGAGCTGTTCCGCGTCAACCATTACCCGCACCCGGCATGCTCAAATATGCGTTCCGCATACTGTGCTTCCCCTGCACCCACTGTGTTCGCGCACGTCTTCCACCGCGGGAAACAAAAACTGCGAGGTGACCGAATTCGATTGCTGCCGCACCCTCACGGTCAGCGACCACGAGACGGTCAAGGGCACCATTTCGGCCCCGAACAGTAACAACACGGATGCCACGAACGAACGCCCCAGTCCGGGAGTTTTTCGCCGCTTCCGCTTTCGCACGCACCATCAGCTGTGCAGCAACAGCATCCATCGCAGCACTCCTACCCGCAATACGGGCAGCTTCACCACCGGCAGACTCAAACACCCTGGCCATGTTTGCGACCCTTCTTAATGAGCAACTCCCAATGGTCAGTCGCCGGTGACATAGAAAAATGTTCCGGATCAGCTACCGTGTCCCACTCGTGTCCATCCCACAACACCTGCGAATTAATATCACCAGGCCAAGAACGACAAATGATCTTACGAACCGTTTCGGTGCGCAACCCAAAACTGTCAATCTCGGTCGCGGAGAGCGGCTGACACGAACACGGAACAGTGACCGGTGCACCCGTGCTCACCCGAACCGTGTTGCCTCGTTTATCCTGTGACGGCCCCGTGCGCAGTTGCACATCAACACGGTGCGGCGGATGATCCAGAACACTCACCAGTTCGCCACGTTTCCCCGGACGCCCGGCCAACCGTTCTGAAAACGCACATCAGGATGGTGACCGTACCGTTCCTTCGCGTAACCATCTGTTGCACCACAGATCGAAGAGATTCCTAAGTCAAGACCCAACGTCCGCCAGTCCGTTGCAAGCACGTCAAGCAGACCACTTGCGACAAAAAAGTTGACGCTATACGAATAGCTGCCATCTGACTCCTGTGTTTTACCGGTCGGGTTACGGAAAACACGGGCGACCGCTTCGGCCTCAATCATGACAACATTCGCCCGAAAAACCTCATCAGCCCGGGAACGCTCCACAAGGTTCGGAATACGGGTGCGAAGTTTCATCTCAACCCGGTCAAGCAGCTCCCTCACATGCGTCTGCTCCGGCACCGTAAGAGGCCGCAACAGCGACACCACAACATCCTGCTCGTTCGCAACAGGTGAACTGCCATCGGGTTTCTGCACCGTCACGCTCTCCCCCTGTCCCGCACTGTGACGGAACTTTTCAACCCGTCCCGCCACAGTGCGAACTCACTCATGCCCGACTACTTACCGACGTTGAACTACGACGACACAGAAGCTTTCGCTTTTGCGACCTTTGGCGAGTCGTAGGCGACGAAACTTTTCAGATCACTAATAACCCACCCGAAAGTCGCCTCAACCATGTACGCCTCAAGGTTGTCTTGGAACAAGTGGTAAGTAACGTCACCGTCCACAATCGTCGCCTCGGTTGAACTGGCAATTGTCATCTCGTCTGTCCACCCGTATTTCAACGCTTCGAAGTCGCCACCGAACGCCCGAACACCCGTATCCGCGGAAGCCCCAACACGCCCAGAAATCGACTTGCCGTATGCGGTTGGAAGACCGAGAACGTTATCGAAACCGGCACTCAAATCAACGGACTGCTGAAAGATCGGTCGGCCTTGCGTGTCCACAGCCCCGAGAAGTTGCGACCGAAGTCGATGATCAGCGGCGAACCCGGTGAACTGGTCGTTCACCTGGTCGCCCTCAACAACAAGGTCGTAACCGGTGAGAAGGTCCCGCCCGATTCCGCCTTCCGTCTTCGCCGCAGCACCTAAAGTCACCCGGTTCTTTGTCTGGTTCAGATACTCCACGTCGGGGATTTGCTGACCAGTTCTCGTGCTTCGACCATGAAGGACCGCCAAATCGAACGCCCGCTTGATTGCCCCAGCAAGATCAGCCTGCAGGTTCTCCAAAACGTTAAGCGGATTTCTTTTGCGAACTTCTGTCGAAACAATCGCGATTGCCGCGACCTTGATCGGTTTGATCGACTTTGGTGTGTATTCGGTCCCACCTACAGGCTTCCGGCCGGTTTCACCGACAACCCCAGCCTCAATGTGCCCAGTTTGGACAACAATCGAGGTGCCTTCAATCGGAACCGGTGTCGTACCAGCGAGACGGGTGACAATAGAATCCTCTTGAACTTTCGCGAAGATGCTCTGCGCGATGGGTTTGGGAACGAGCCCCTGGGGAGTCATCCCCGCAATTGTTGCTAATGCCATGATTGACGCTCCTTATGATCGTTTGCTGTTGAAGAACGCGTCCGCGTCAGCAAGTCGCTGCGCATCCGCGTCAAGAGCCGGTTCTGCCGCCTGGGCTGGGTCAGGCCGCAAACGCGCAGCCTGGGTCTCTTCCGGTTTCCCTCGAAAAGCCGCCAGGGCTTCGAGACGTTCAGTGAGGGTCTCCTCGTTATCGGCCGAAATCGTTTCGGCAATCTCAACGGGGATACCGTGCTGGTGAGCAAGACGGTCGCGGGTGCGCCCGAAACGCTCAGCAGAAAGTTCCGCATCACGTGCAGCAGTCGAAACCGTGTGATCTTCGGCCGCCTCCTGCAAAGCAGCAACCTGTGCCTCAAGTTCTGGGGTGCGAGTTTCTGCCTCCTGCGCCCGCTTCCGCAGCCCCTTGTTCTCATCACGAAGATTCGCCACAACTGCCAACGCGTCTTCCAGAGTCGCAATTGGCTGGTTTTTGGATGTGTCTGTCATGTTCGATTCCTTTTCCTTGTTGTGCTGGTGGCGGTTAGGTGCCAGGTGTTGCGGTTTCTGCTCCCCGGATGTTCGGGGCGATGGTTTCGCCGTCACGGCGCATGCGCGCAAGTTCCCGGCGGAGCGCATTGATGGCGTTACCGCCGCTATGCGTTTTCGTTGCTTCGTTCCACAAATCGCGAAGACGGGTCGCTTCCGCCCACCCGGGCCATACCGCACGGTTGTAAACAGGAACCGCGATACAGTCGCAACGGTCGTGGTAGGCGTCGAGTTCTGACCCGTTGAACTGCGCAACCCGTTGCGAGGGGTAGATTGCGCCGCGGGAAGTGAGCATCACGCAGAAAGCACAGTTGTCAGTGCCAGTAAGTTGACGCGCCCACGCGACCGGTTGACGCTGGTGCGGATCCTTCGGTGTGTCCTCAACAGACCGGGTGATGGTCTCTCGGGCTGCTTGTTCAACATGGCGGACGGTTCGTGAACCGATCTGTTCAACCACACTCGCGTCTGTTGACTCGCGTTTCTCTTGGGCCGACAAGGCGTCATCAACAAGTGCGCGGGCCGCTTTTTCTGGGTAGTCAACAATCGGCGGGTGATACGCCTCACCAGTTCCGCCCTGTGCGACCAGTTGAGCGGTCAGGAATGTGATAGCCGTGTCATGTGCGCTGACCCGGGCGGCACGAATCAGCGGAAGAATCTTTTCCGTGATCTCCACACGAGCCGCCGCACGGTCAGGCTGCTGAGCAAGAATCCTGGAAACAATGACGATCATGCGGACAAGAAGCGGCCGCACAATCCTGTCGAGCGCAAGCCGGTAACCGCCCGGTGTCACAGTCAGGCACCAACCGATTTCACCAACCGGTTCATCGGGTCCGCATCATCGGCAACAGCGGCAAGCGCTTTCTGTTCCGGGGTCAGTGGGAGCATGTCCCGTGCGACGGCGGCGGGGATGATTCCGGCGTTGAAGAGGCCGATGACGGCTTGTGATGCTTCACCGATGGTGGGTGTTGCGGCGTCGCGCCAACGGCTTTCGAGACGTGCGTTGTTGTCGGTGGTGCTGCCGTCAACGAAGGACGCGGCGACGCGGATGACTTCTTCCCACGATTCGCCGAAGAGGACTTGTTTGTTTTCGGCTTTTTTGACGTGCCGGTTCG